ACCAGCGCCGATTGCGCCAAGGTCGCTCATTGCGCTTGTGGCCGCTTCGGTGGTGCGCGTGGCCCGGCCTCGCGTGCGTGCGTAACGCTCGATGCCACCCATCGTTGCGCGCGAGCGTCCGGAAAATCGTTGTGCTCGATTGAGAGAGACAAGGGCGCCTTCGACTTTGCGAGCGGGACCACTGGCGCGATCCTGCAGCTCCAAAATCCATTTGACCTTATTGCCTGCCATCTCGAATCACTTCTTCGCGAAACTGTCTACAAGAGCGATGACGCTGAGCATGAAGCGCGCTTCGAGCATCGCTCCCGCGTCGCTCTCCTCTGAATCCTCGCCCCTACGATGAGCCCCGATGCACTGGGCTGCTAGCCCAAGATCGTGACGGAACTCGTCATAGAGGCTCAGAGTTTTTCGGCTTGCGCTTTACCGCTCAAACCCGCGAGTTCGAGCACGTGTTCGCCAAGTTCCTCGCAGAGCGCAGGGAGCTTGTTCAGCAACGCGTCAAACTCTTTTCGCGTGGGATGAACCACGCAATCAAGAACGAGTGTTTCGATCGCATCGGCTTTGTCTCGCTCACTCGAAACCGACTTCATAAACCGTTTGTATTCGCCTCTGTTCGGACGCTTGACAACGATCTCAAGCCCGTTGGTTTTGATGAGTTTGCAGTCTTCGTGCTCCGCTCGGAGCTTATCAATCAACGATTGATCCATGGCTTACTGATCCCTTCTCACGAGACGCTTGCCGTTGCGCTCAATCACGTCGATCACGCACAGTTCGAGCGGCACTTCGAGCGCTTCGGGTCCCTGAGCATTCGAGTTGTCGACTTTCTTGATACGAACGGCGGGAAGGCGATCCACCACCGTGGGTGCACCACGATTCGCGTAGGTCACCGTGACCTCGAATTCGATCTCACCGTATCCATCGCCCAAGTCGTTGGTGAGCTGATCAAACTCTTCGCGGTAGAGCGTAATCGACGCGTTTGCATCGTAATCGCCCTGCGTCACTCCGAGGTTGTTCGGTGATGTGCCTCGAACACGTTCGGGCTCAAGAGAGTCATCGTATTTGATCTCTTTGACGCCTTTGTATCGACGTCCGTTTGCGACGAGTTCAACCGAACTGAAGGCGTAGCGGTTGCCGTTAATGCGGGGTTGTGTTGGTGATGCCATAATCTAAACCTTATGCCGCGTTTGCGGGGTTAGAGAGTCCGATGGTTGCGGTGATAAACCGCGCGTAGCCCTTGGGAATCACGCGAATCGTGAGCCGCAGATTCTGAGTTGTCAGGATCGCATCGCTACGATTGCAAACGACTTGAACGCTTGAGACAGAGCCCTGGAGCGCTGATTCGACTTGCGAACGAACGTAGTTTTCTACGCGAATTGCCTCGGAATCTGCGATCGTTCCCGGTGCGCCAGGTTGACCGGCTGCGACCGTTGAGCTTGTTCCATTGACAAGCAAATCGTCATCGAGAAACTTCAACATTGCCGCACGCGCTGCAGTGCAAGCCTTGTCAATCACACGACGGTTGGGGATCAGTTGGAAGTCTGAGCCGTTCGCCGCCATCAATCGCCCGGAAGTAATATAGCTTCCTTGTTTTCCGATGTGCGTGCGCAACGTCGAGAAGCGCTTGGCGTCAAGGTACTCACGGACACGCTCATCACGTCCCTGCGTCACAATCCCCGTCACGGGACCACTGTCCACACGCGAGGGTTGCTCATGCACGGGAATGCAAGCTACGCGAGCTGCAACCGTCCAATTGTCTGGGCGTCGGTAGATTCGACCATCCACAGCGCTGACTTGTTCGGAGTAGCCCGCACCCACCCCCACGCGGGTGTTGGAGAAGTTCACGAACGCAGCGTCAAGCGCGGTATCGCCGCTCGAATCGTTGGCCACATCGGGTGCATCCATGAGGCAGAAGCCATAGCGCGAAGCTGCTTCAGCGGTGCTCATGTGCGTAGCCATCGCTGCGGCGATCGTTGCGCTTGCAGCGCTCTTGGTGGCGTCGTTGCCCGACTGGGGAGCGCCCACAAGATGAATGAACCCCCATGTTGTAGAGTCCGCGAGCAATGCAGCCATCGTTGTGGTGAGGTCGCTTGTGGTGAACTCGGGAGCGGTTGTGTTGAACACATGCACGTCGAGAGCTTCGAAAAACACTGCGCCGCCGCCAGGAACAAACGTCAGGGTGACGTTGCTGTCTGGGATCAGGTAGGTTCCGCCACCGGGAATCGTGATCTCAGTTGAGTAGGTGTCGCCACCATCCATGCTGTATTTGAACGCGCCAACGTTGAGCGTTCCAGTGCGGGTGATCAACACGCGAACCTGGAAAGCGTCGAACGCAGCGCCAGCGACGGTGACCGTCCCCGTGGACGAACCAACGGCGGTTTTGGTGACGGCGCCACATGCGCCCGCGGTCGTTGGAGCAACGCGCATGACGTAGACCGGACGTGCGCCGCGGCCTTTGACCGTTGTTGTCAGCGCGAGCCCTGCGGCTTGCACAAGCGGGCCAACGCCCATTGTGCTCTTGAGCGTCGCGAGATCGCTGAACGATTGCAGAACGTTTTGTGCGCCAGTGGAGCACACGCCAATTTTGACGTGCGCGCTATCAACAGACGCAGGCAAAATGCCCAGTGCGCCGTCTTGAATCGCTAGTGTTGCGTCGGGAAGTCCCATTTGAATTACCTCGTGAGAAAAACGGGCTGCTAGCCCTCTCCGGCGCTCAGCACGCCGTCGGTGGTGGTGCCATCGGGTTGGAACCCGACGGATGAAACATTCGTTGTGTCGAAGATGCCGGACGGCTTCAAAACGACTTCAGCAAGCACCGCCTGAAGCACGATCGCTCTCCCCTGCTTTGTGAACGAGTCCGTGAGCCATGAGCCTTGCAATTGCATATCCGCCTGCGAAAACTCGAACAACGCGAACAACATCAAACGCGCGAGCTGTTCGGCTGCCGCTTCGTCGGTGCCCCAATCGGAACCCTTTGCGGCCCAGCAATGAATCTCGATTCGGTGACGCCACACGCACACAGCGTCTTTGCTCTGCGTGCTATCCACCGGCTCAATCGAATCCGCGCCCTCTGAGGGACGCACGAAAACGACGCGCGGTGGTGCAGTGTGCTGGCTGATTGCTGTGTCACCGAATGCGAACACCGTGTTCGGCGGGCAGAACGGCCGCACAAACGCCGTGAGTTCATCACAGCGTGTTTCAAGCCAGCCCTTACTCACCGAACAGCTCTTTCAACAACTCAATCGCGGTTTTCTGAAACTCGATGTTCCACTTGTCTGGAACATGGTCGCCTGGGAAGTACGGACGCGCTGGGATCACGCCAGCTTTGACGCGCCCCACGAGCACAACGCGCTTGGCTTTGCTTGCGGCTTTCTTCGATTTGAAGCGCCCTGTTTTTGCACGCGCAACGGTGCGCTCTTTTGTTGCGCCGCCGTATTGGTGCACCGCTGCATACGCGACGTTCGAGTATAGCTCAAACCCTTTGCGGGCAATGCGCACTTTGATCGAGCGCGACAGCTTTCCGGACTTCACCAACGGCTTGCGCGATGTCTTTGCGCGGAGCTTTTCCCACGCCGAACCATCGGGTGATTGTGACGCGGCGAACGTGTGCGCTGCGAGCTCGCGGCCCTGTTTGCCGAGTCGCGATGACATCTCTTTCAACGCAGTGCCACCTGCGATTTTGTGGGCGTTTGTGATGAACTTTTTGAGCCCATCGACATCGCCGGTAATCTTTAGCCCCGCCATCACCAACCACGCTTGACGCCAGTGACAACCGACACTCTTCCGAGTGTTGCGGTGTCGGCTGGTGGACTGTCAGTGATTGGTGGTTCTGTTGCGATCGCCACTTTGCGGCGTCGCATTGCAATATCTTTGAGGTACTCCTGTGCGTCTTCGTAGCGCTGGCGAATGACCGCATCCGCGCCACTGTCGGGATTGAATCCGCGACGACACATCAGGTCCCACGAGGCCACCGCGCACACGGCTTGCGTGAGGTCGGTGGACCACGTGAGAAGAGAAATTCGATAGCCAGCCGCAGCCAGCGAGCCATCTGCAACGTTTGACGCTGCAACAAGTGCGGCATCAATCACAGCGTCGTCAACACCATCAAGCGTGCCATCTGGCAGCCCGTAAGTGGAAAGATCGGCTCGTGTGGCGTAGGGCATGACTAGTTGTGGCGCAGGATTGTGACGCCGGGGCGCGTGTTCGCGATCAAGCGACCGAAGCGGTGGGCCGCGAAGTAGGTGTTCAGCACAACAAGGCTTCGAGCTGCCTTGGGCTCACGGATCATTTCGACCAGCGGCAAGCTGGAGTACCACAAGAGCAGTGATTTGCGCTTGGTGATCACCGTCGAGTACTTGGGGTTCACGGTCACATAGACGTTGTCGGTTGCGTACGTGCCAACAGGGAAGTTCAGCACAATGCCGGTGCTCATTCCGTTTTGCTTCAGCGTGTACGTAGCTGCTGTGAGAACGCCGGACTCTGCCCAGTTTGCGCCACCATCATACGAATAGCGGAACACTGCGGTGCCGCGCGCGCCGCCCGTAGTGATCTCCACACGAATGGAATCGATCGCCAGTGTGTTGCCAGCGGCCGCGTCGGTCAGTGTGACCGTTGGCGGGGTTGTTCCCGTTGCGGTCAGCGTGGTCACCGGAAAGAAGATCGGAGTGCGATCGGAGATCTTCACCGTGACGCCACCAACGCGCATGATCTCGCCATCTTGTGGCGAGTTCTGCTGAATCGGACGTTGCTGCGAATCCACTTCGGCGATGAGGTCAAAGTAGCCCTTCGAGTGAACGACGATCATCCCGATATCGTCCTGCTCATCGCCCCATGGACGACGACCATCCACCGCAAACGACCAAGACAGCTTCACGGGCGAACCCGCGTTGAAACGGTCGATCACGTGGTTCGAGGGAAGGCCAGAAGCGCACGCCTTTTCAATCAACGCGCGATCCCAGCGGCGATTAGTCGCTTCGAGAATCTGCCGCGTATACTCGGCGTACGGGTCGGCAAATTGCTCAGCGGTTTTCTTCCAGTCGGTGAGCGTGAACGCCTTGCCGCTGCGAACAACGGTGCAGCTTTCGCGAGAGCCATCGGGGATGGTCCCAACGCTCAAGTCAACGTTTTCTGCCACGTCTTCCAGGTCGCCAATCAAATCGAACTTTGGGATCTCGATGGTATCGCCGCCCTGTGCAGACGGAGCGAGTCCGCCGCTGGTGATAACGGCAGCGCTGCCCAAAAGCGCAGTTCTGCCGCGGAAATTCGCGCGCAGCGTGTCTTGCAGCACTTCGGGAATGAATGCAACGTCTCGTGTATTACTCATGACAAATATTCCTCAAATCTTGTGGTTGCGTTTGACTGCGGCCTAGAGAGCGCCGCGTTTTGCGGCGTCTTCGCGCAACGCCGTGTAAGTGGTTGGATCGGAGTTGTGAAGCGCAGCCCGCTCAATGGGGGCCATGTCTTCCCAACGCTTGCCGCTGGTAATTGCAGTACCCTTGGGTTCGACCGTTGCGGCAGGGATCACGCGAGGTGCAACCGCGACAAAAGCGCGGATCTCTTCGGCGCTCTTGCCTGCGTACAGCCCGCGTGTTGCGGGAGTCCAACAGCCCTTTTTGTCGCCAGCTTCGAGAGCGGCAGCCACGTCAGACTGCGCCTTTGCTGCACGGGTTTGCTCAGCCTCAGCCTGCAACACATCTGCGCTTGCGGCTTTCGCCTTCAAGCCGTCGATGGTTGCCACTGCGATCTCTTCGCTTGAATCTTCGCTCAATCCGAGCGCGCCCAAAATTGCCTTCATTTGTTTTTTCTTTCGTTGTGTCTGTGCGAGTGAGCGCGCACGCGCCACCGCTGTTGAGTAGTTGCCGATTTCATCCGCAAGCCCTGCCTTGATCGCTTGCGGACCGAGGAAAACGCCAGCTTCGAGAGCAAGCACGTCTTTCGCACTCATCCCGCGAGCCTGCGCGACTTCGGCGGCGAAAACACCCGCGAGATAATCGATCTGCGCTTGAGTCGAAGCGATCTCTTCTTCGGTCATTGCGGTCTGCGGGTGACCGTCCGCTTTGCGTGCGCCGCTGGTGATGATGTGCACCTTATCGCCGGTTGAGTTCGACTCAACGCGGGAGGTAATCACACCCACAGAGCCCACCATTCCGGTGTCAGGAAGCACGATGGATTCGCACGCACACGCGAGCGCGTAGGCTGCACTGGCTGCGAGCTCATCGGCATAGGCCACAATCGGTTTGTTGCTCTTGGCCGATGCTGCGCGAATGGCGCGCACGGCTTCGAAACAGCCCGCGACTTCACCACCAGGCGAATCGATCAGCAGAACGAGCGAACTCACAGACTGGTCAGCGAGGGCGGATTCAACCCGCGAAACAATCGCGTCGTAGCCATCGCCCGCAAACATCCAGCATTCCCAAGCGCGCTGGGCGAGCGGGCCCATAACCGCAACCGTTGCAACGCCACCGCTGAGCGTGTACGCCCCTGGTTCGCCGCCGAATTGAGCTTTTGGACCCTGACCGCTCGCAGCTTGGAACGGTGCAGAGAGCACAGACTCAAGCGAGTGCGGGTCAAGCAACGAGGGTCGTTGCACGCGCTTCGCAAGTTGTTCGCGGAAGCTAAGCTCCGCTGGTGTTTGGGTCTGCATTGTTGTGCTTGGGTTGTGAAGGCTCCGGCTTCTTCGTGTCCCACACGGGCCACGGAGCAAGATCGCGAGAGCCGAAGTTGAATTCTGCCCACCACGTCAAAACCTGATCATGGATCGCCGTGGACAGTGCGAGCGCGTCAAACCGAATGAGGTCCTCTCGCACCGAGTCGTGCACCTGCGCTGCGGCGAGAGAGCCGCTTTGCACGTTGCTCGTGAGGTTCTGACCCACCAGCACGATCGAGATTGCCTCGTTTGCCGCGGCGATGTTGGCCGGGAACATCTCCCAGGTTTTTGCAGTGGCCTCAACAAGCTTCAGGTCCCAGCCGAACGGCGGAACAATGCTCGTGTCGCTGCCGAGTTCGGACAATTCCACGGCGAAAGCATCGCGGTCTTCGGCTTGTGCGCCTTCTGCGCCAGTGCCGACTTTAATCGGGTTCCCATGGATCTCGCTGTGACGCGCCCAATCACTGATCGAGAACTGTTTCGAGAGAAACCACTTCGCTAGCGCTCTCCATAAGCCATGACTCCAAGGTCTGTTCGTGCCGTAGGGCGTATAGAGCAGCCACTTTCCATCGCCCGGCTTGATCTCAAGCTCAAACTCATCGTCAGTGTGCAGAAACCACGCGCGCAACTGCCAGTCAAAACGCAGGTGTTTAATCGACCACGGTTTGAGCCTTGGAAGCACGCGGCCTGTGGTTTCGTCTGTGGACCAAACGAGTTCAGCGAGTGCGACGCCCGCCAAAAGAGCAGAGCTTTGAATCTGTTGAATCTCGCTCTCGCTCGCGATCGTCCACCAGTCCTCCTGGCCTTCGAGAGCACGCACAGCGCGCCCCTTTTTGCGTCCATCACCCGATGGCTCGAAACTGATTGGCAATCCCAGCAAGCCGCTAACACGTTGAGGCAATACACCTTTAACGCGATCATCTGCCAGAAGTTCATCTACCAGCTCTGCGAGGTATGACAGGTTGCCGCTGTCCGCCAGAATGCGCGCGGTTTTAACTTCGGCGTTGGTCCACTCGATTAAATTCCGCGTTTGGATTTCGCGGTGTTCTTTTTTCGTGCTGGATTTCATCGAGTGGATTTGCCGCGAGGTGCGGGAGTGTATTTGGTCGTGGGTGCACCGAGTAGCTCTGTCAGCGCCCACACGAGAGCGTCAAGCCTATCGGGCGATGCAATCCCGCTGTTTGGAACCCACGTGCACATCTGCGTTTCGAGTTCAGCGAAGTGGCCAACGTGGCGCACGCGTCCGAGCGGGAACCCCACTTGTGGGTCGTACATCGTTGCGACTGGTTCTGCCCTCGCGAGCTTGCCCACGATTGCGTGCACGCGTTTGATTGGGAGCGCCGCGCGAACAACACGTAAGTTGCTCTCAACGAGATCGCCACCCTGGTTGTCTTCTACAACGACCTTGTCGGCCTGCCATCGGTCGCAGATCGCGACG